ACCCGGTTACCCTGCCGTGCCGCATAGGCGACGAGGTCACCCGCGTACAGCTCCTCACCGGCATAGTCCGTGACTACTCCGCGCTTTCCCATTCCGCACTCTCCCCAACGTTGTACTCAAAGTCTTCCGACAACCCGAACCGGCGCCTACGCTCATGCAGGATTGCCGCACGGTCAGCGGGAGCGAACCCCCAAAGGGGGCCCCTGATCACCTCGTCAGAGACCCCCTGGAACGGACGCGCGTTCACTCCGCAATCGCCTCGCTCCACGCCTTGATGACCTTGATAACCGGCTTGCGGTAGCTCACACGGCCATAGGTCGAGTGGTCATACTCCACAAGCTCAAGGGACAGCTCACACAGAGCCTCGTCCCCAACCTCGTCAAGGTCGTTCGCAATCTCATGCAGAACCTTGACAAGTTCCCACGAGGTAGACACGAACTGACCTAGGCCAAGGTCGTAATCCTCGGCAAGACGAAACTCAACCTTGGTGTTCGGGGCCGGACCACGACCCGACTTAGCGAGCGCCTTACGGTCAGCGAGAAGCGAGGGGCAACCGCACGGCTGACCAAAGTCCTCAGACAGCAGCGACGTAACGCCGTCGCACTCGTGGATAGGGCCACGCTGACCCCAAAGGACAAGGGTGGACTTAATCGCCTTGACGCCGGAAATGACAACCTCAACGCTGTCCTTGCCGGTCAGAACCTCAAGGAAATCATCCTTGGACGTCTCCCACTCGTTGACCGAACCGCCCATAAGCTGAGCGATAGACTCGGCAACTTCCTTCTCACCAGTGGTCACACGCCACGCGTCAAGAGACATCGGCTTACGGCCGTTCATCTTGCCCGACCGGAACCGGAAAGCAAACTCGTTGTTGTACGAGGGCTTGGGCTTGGGCTTAGCGTCCGGGTCAGTGTCAAAGATACGCAGAAAGGCCACTTGGGAACTCCCCTAGGTCGTTGAATAGTCGTTGAGTTGCGGAAGGGGCCAGATACTGAATTCAGCACCTGACCCCCTCGTACCTCTCTCTGCCTGCTCTAGAGCGCAAGCACTTCCCGACTACCGAGCACGACGCTCCGTGCCCGTCACAACCCGACTGCTCTTAGCGATAGCCCGCCCAAGGACAGTCTTGGAAACCTCACGGTCCCAATTGAAGACCTTTCGCAGCGTGAGGAAGAAGTCAAAGACCTCGTCATCAATGCGAACCGGCTTAAGCGCCCACTGTTCCGGCGTCACGTGCAGCACACACGCGCCGTCAACGGCAGGCATAGGCGACGAGTTGCCCTCAGGGTCAATGATCCTGTCAGCGTGCGCATAGGCAGCCATCTGTAGGGCCACGTCCGCGTACGTGCTCTTACTGGTCTTCCAATCCGCCATAACAAGGGCAGGCTCACCCTGGGGGTCCGGCTTACCGTCCTCGTTCAGCTTGATACGCAGGATGGCATCAAACGAACCGGCGTAATTGTGCGTGTCCGACCAAGCCACATCCTCAGCACGGACAAGCTCAGGCTGTACAACCTCAAGGAACTCAGCGAAATGACGCCGGTACGGCTCAAGGTCCGGAGCAACACGGACCACGAACTCACCGTAAGCGTTCTTCTCAGTGAGTCGGCCCTCACCCCTGATCATGCGCTCAAACATGTCATGCGCGTCAGACCCGATATCCGCGCGGCCCTTGGTGTACCGACGAGCGGCACCCTTGATGTAGTCAACGGCAGCCTCACGACCGGCCGTCTCGCGCATCTGCTTGAGGAAATCGAACGAGTCAACCGCAAGCTCAGCGGCAAGCTTCGCGTTCCACGGAGCAAGGAACGGCTTAGGGAGCATCCCGATAACCGACGTAACACCGGGCGCCTTCTCATGCGTCTCTACGTCCACGTAGAACCGCGAGCCCCCGCGCATGACCGTACGAACCTGACCGCTCATTGTGTGCCCCTCTCATGGGCCGGTTTGGCTTACGAGTGGGCTAGAGCGCAGACACTTCCTGACAGCGGGCAGGATGACGACTGACGGTTTTACGTCATCTTCCCGGTTACCCGCACAAAGGCTTAAAGAGAGAGTCTGTATAGGTGATCTGAACTTAGTGTCATTTCGTCATTCGTCATCTAGCTAGGGCCAACCTCCCTCGCTGATCTGTTGTACGCCCGTCTCCGGGCAGCAAAAAGCCCCGCCGGGCCACGGGGACCTAGCGGGGCTCTAAGGCTCTCTCAGGGGCGCTTGGGTGGCGTCATGAGGTCATCGCTGAGCCATCCCCCAAGCCGTGTCCAGCCGCTCAACAACGTCCCCCAGGGTCTCAGCGAGAGCAGCAACCTTGGGCATCGTCTTGACCACCTCAGGGGCCATACGGCCAATCTCCGCGCACTTCTGGACGAGGACAGCCGCCACGGCGTCAAGCTCGTCCTGAGACAGCCTCAGGGCCACCAAACGGGTTTCCGACACGTTCGCACTCCTTGCGCTCTAGAAACAGTGGGACCAACGGGGAGAGACCCCCTACCTTGCTGGGGGCTCGGTAGGGGGTCTCTCAGTTCCTGAATTCAGTACCTGCTACAGGTACTTGGTGACGAGGTCACGCAGCGCGTCAATCTGCGCCTGAATGTCGTCCCGGACCGCCTTACGGTCCTCGTCCTCAAGCTCCTCAGGGTCGATACCGGCGAGAGCCTTGGCGCCGCTCTTGATCTTCTTGACGTCCGCCTTGGCCTTCTCGCCCGGGGTGGGCTCAGCCTTGCCCTCAAGAGCCTTGGCCTCAGCCTCAAGCTCCTCAGCCTCGTCCGTGTTACCGGCCTCAAGCGCCTGCTTAGCCTTCTCGGCAAGTTCGCGCTTCTCAGCAGCCTTGATGCGCGCCTTTTCGCGGGGGCCGACGAGGTCAATACCGTAGTACGCGGACACGGCCTCAGACGGGGACAGCGCGGGGTGAGCCTTGGCAACCTCACCAAAGAGCCCGTCCCAATCCGTGCGCCGGGGGCCCTCAAGCTCCTTGGCGTAGTCAGCGAGCACGTCACCCGTCTGATTCTGCATGGACTTCCACAGCTTCTCGGCAGCCTCGTTGGCGTCGAATTCGTCAACACCCGCCTCACGGAGCTGAACGATTGCCTGAGCCTTGAGGTGACCGGACGCGTCCCGGTAAGCCTGAGACTTGGCCTTGAGGTCAGGGGCACCCTTGACCTTGATCGAGAGACGGACGTTCAGCAGGTTGCGACCAAGGTTGTACGCCGTCTCAGACGCCTTGAGGTGAAGCTTGACACCCTCGCTGATGACGTTGGCGCCCTCGTTGATGAGGTCTTCCATGCCCTCAACGCTGCGGTAGTCCTCGGTCGTTTCGAGGGTCACAACCTCCGTGGAAGGCTTGGGCTCAGCGACCGTGGCAGCCTCACGGAACGCGTTCCGAGACTCCTGCTTGAAAGCGGCCCACGTCTTGTCACCGGCGGGGGTCTTGCCACGGATCGGAAGACCAGAGATCAGAGACTCAGTCTCCTTGTTCAGCTCCTCAAGCCCCTCAGCGTTCTCCGCCTCAGCGAGCGAACCGGCGCGCTCAATGTTCGCGCTGATCTGCTCGATGGTGTCGGCGTACTTGTCCTCAGCCTTGGTTTCAGTCGCCTTGGCCACGGTGTCCCCTTCGGTCTTGGTCACTGCCTTGCTTGCAGCTTCCATGAGGTTGGACACAATACCGGTTGCGTCCACCTCAGTCAACTCCTGCCCGCGCTCCTCACCCTTCTGGATGACCACCCGGCAGGCAACGCAAATGTTGGTCTCGTTCGCGTCGCTCGGGAGCACGTCAGCGCCAAGCTTCTTGTTGCAGACGCTTACCGCGCTGTCAGCGTTCTTCCGCTTGGGGTGGACAACCTTGGTGCTCGCCTTAGCCTTGCCGTACGTGTAGCCAAGCGCCGTGATCTCTTCAACCGTCATCGCTGCCATGGGGTGCCCCCTCGTTCGTGCTCCGTCGTGCTGACAAGACAGACAGTACACACGCCCCGGGGGCCGTGCAAGCCAACTACTGAATTCAGGAGTTGCCCGAACGCAAGAAAGCCCCCTCAGCCGGGTAGGCCAAGGGGGCTCACTGGTCAGCGCATCACAAGCGCGCGTAGTTGTTCCCTGAGGTCATCAGGGGTTCCGTCGTTGACAAGGGTGGCGTCAGTGCGGAAGTCATCAAGCGCCGTCTCACTCTCGTGAGTGTCCGTGGACTCAAGCCCCGGACGGAGCAGCCGGACGAGAAGGAAGCCCCGCGCCTGTAGCGCCTTGGCCTCGTTCGGGTACCGGCAGTCAGTCACCACAACCGGCAGGTTCCACGAGTCGGCAACGGCAACCTTGTCCATAGCCACGCCGACCCAAAACCCCTCGTCATGCCGACGCACGGACTGACCAGAGGTCTGGAGAATGCGCCGCACTTCCGGGTAATGGTCCTTGGCGTATTCCCAACCAACATCCCGGACCAACTTGGAAAGCCGGACCGAAATACGATATCCACGGTCGTAGGCCGTAGGTATCAGCGGGTCAATGCCAAGCGCCATTTCCTTGAGCGGGTCAGCGAAAGCCACCCGCGTATAGGCAGCGTGGCGGACGAGGTAACCGGCAGCCGTGTCCTTGCCGGATCGCTTCTTACCGATAAAGGCAATGTGCGGGAACTTCAAAGCAACCTCCCGTAGCTAGGGCTTACCCAACTACGGGAGCGCAAGGACTTCCTTACTTCCGGTGCTTCCCCTCCGCGTACAGGAACGCAGCAACGGTCTTAGCGTCCTCAAGACGCTGCACACCCTCACCAAGACCAAGCAGCGCCGCAGCAACCGCAAGGATTAGCTCAGACGGTAGGTCAGGCACAAAGTGAGCCGCAAGAGCGACGAGGGCGACGAGTACGGCATAGAACCGCGCGGCATGATCCTTCACAAATCCCATAAGGGAACCTCCTGTTGTTGGTTAGATTGCACCCGCAGCACGGGCAAGCGTGACCCCCGCAGCGAGCACGCCGGACACGGCAGCCGTAGGAAGTGCGTACTTCCAACGCTCAAGCGTCCTTAGCCGGTCCTCGTGGTCATCAAGCTTGTTTGCAACGCTCTCGCTGGTCTGCGTGAGGCTCCGAACGTCCTCACGCATCCCAACAAGCTCGTCGTAGATCTCACGCGCGCCAATCGTCACGCCAAGGGGGTCACGGTCGCTCATTACTTCACCTTGAACCCGTACTTGTTCCCAAGCGCCACAAGGGAAGCCTTGCCCGGGATGCCGTCAGCAGCCGTACCCGAGTAGCCCAAGCGCTTCTGCCACTTGGCGTACGCCGTAACCGTGACCGACCCAAACGCGCCGTCAGACGCGTACGCCGCAGACAGCAGACCAGCAGCCTTGAGAGCCTTCTCAACGGGCTTAACGTCGCTCGCGTGAGTCGTCTTACCCTGAGCCGCCTTAGGGTCCTTACGAGCCGCCTCAAGGACGTTCGCGAGGCTCACAGTGGGAACGCTCGCGGGCTTGGTGGACGAGGTACCGCCGGAAGCCTTGGGAGCCGCAGCGAACAGAGCAGCCGTGTTGATAGCGCCCGGGTCCCAGTGATCGTTACCGGGAACGTTGCAGTGACCATAGTGCCCACCCTTGGCGAGCCACACGGACCGATCACGCTTGGTCGCGCTCGCGGTCTTAGCCGGGGTTCCCATCGGGAACACATCCGGGATACCCCACGAACGGATAGCCGACATAAGCGCCTTGAAGTTCTTCCCCGGACGCCAGTACCCCGTGAACGGAGTAGCAGCGCGCCCAAGTACCTCAATCTGAATGCAAGCGCGACCCGTACGGTTCGTACGCGTGTTGCCATCGTTCTTGAGCGCTCGCGCAGACTGGTCAAGCGGACCGTACTGCCCTAGCCGGTCAGTGGTCGGGTCGTACAGGAAGTGAGGCTCAGCGCCGATGGAAGTCAGGTACTTCCCAACGGAGTTGAACGCAGCGTTGCCCGCTCCGCTCTCCGTGGTGTGCCAGACCACACGCGCCGGACGGTTGGGGCTGTCCATAGCCCCGCCAATGCTGCCGCTACCTAGGCGCTCAGCGCCCGTAACCCACGTAGTACCCATGCGGGTAGCTCCTTTCGAGCAAGAAGAACCCCCCGCCCGGTCGTGCCCTACCGGACGAGGGGAAGTCAGATACTGAATTCAGTAGTTGGTTAGAGGGACGTAAAGCAGCCGTTGAACCCAACCCACGGGGGCTTAGCCGTGGCAGACGCGCCGTACAGGCGTAGCCAACCGTCCGTAGTGATGTCCAGCTTGAGAGTGATTCGGTCACTGCTCACGTCAGAGCACGGAACGACGATCGTTCGCAGAGACGCCGGACGCGCGGAAGTAGGCAGCGCCGACGTGTTCAGCTCAAAGTAAGAGGGGATGGTTCCCGGGTACGACGAGCGGGAAAGCCCGCCGCGAAACATGATCGTATCCTCACCAAAGAGATTCACAACCCGGTACTGAAACGTGCCCTGAGAGTTGCCGTTGTTGGTCCAACCGGACGCAAGAGAAACGGTCTTCCAAGTGTTCGTGCCGGAAGCGAACGACACCCAAGCGGAACCGTCGTAAACCTCAAGCCGGTTGACATCCTTGAGCCAAGTCACCATGCCCTCAAGGGGCTTGCTGATAGTCGCTCCTCGCGTAACCGCTGAGGCAAACGACATGACTAGCTTTGGGGTCATGTTCGTAACTAGCCCCTCAGCGAGGCTCTGAGCGTTCGGCTTATCGGTCAGCGTCGGATACGGGATGTTCTGGCCGTACGTATCAGTTAGAGGCACTAGCGTTCTCCTTAATCAATGCGATAGCGCACGCCGTTGACGCTGCACCACGTAGTCACTCCGGCAGGCGGGATGATCACGCAACCACCGTCAGTGTTGAAATCAATCTTTGTAGGGACGCCACCGGCAGCCGCCGAAACAGAGCGCTTGGACAGCGGACGCAAGTCAGAAGGCATAGTGAAGAACTGGCCACCGTTCGGGGGGCTTCCGGAGGTAGCCCAAGACATGCCACCGGACCACTCAATGAATGTTGAGCCATGGTCCACAATCCGGCGATACTGAACGGTGCCGTTGCTGTTGCCGCTGTTCGTGTAGCCACTCACGAGCGAGGCAGACACCCACTGAGGGGCAGGCGTAGCCGTCTGATAGGCGCCCACGCAGACCCAACCGCCCATGGTCTTAACCATCTGAACGGAGTCCCCAACCGTGGGGCTCGCGTAGCCAGTCAGCAGCCGCACACTCGGGAACACGTCCCCGGCGCGTGAAACATCAACCGTCCCATTCGAGTTGACCGCTGACACCACACCCATACGAGCCATGGACTCAAGCAGACCGGAAGTCTTCACGGACTGCACTGCCGCACCAAGTAGCTTGTCTACAGCCGCCATTACGTTTGGTCCTCGTCCCGTCCGCCGATGGTGTCGATAGTGAACGCTCCCCCATCGGACGAGAGCGGAACTTCAAAGGCGTTGACAAGGTGAAGCTCAGGCAGAATGCCCGGCCCGTAGTCCACACGGATCCAATCCCCCGCATCTAGCGCAGGGTTGGGGACAGCGGACACAGAGACCGAACGGTTCGGAGCACGACCCTTACGCAGCAGCGCAAGCGCCATAGCGTTAGCCTGAGAGTCGGTCGTGACGAGGCTCGAAGAAACCCGCTTGACAACCTTGCCGAACGGTCCCCCGTACCTCAGCGGATCCGTGCTGTCCGTGATGGACACCGTTGCCGAAACCGGGGGCTTGTTGTCCTCGGAATTCTCGCCAACCACCGTGACCCGGTTGTAAACCTCGTCACTCGAAAGCGACTGCTCAGCCGACACCATCACACCAGACTCACCCGCAGACACGTCCCAAACGACCGTGGGGTTTGAGTCCTTGACGGACGGAATGTCAGCGAGCACGAACGTGCCGTAAGCGTCGCAGAACAGTTCCGCGCCCACGCTCAGGGCAACCTCAGTGAGAGCCGCCCACTTGTCCGTACCGGCATCCCAAGTCTTGGTGGCAAGCAGCGTTCCGCCACTGGACGAGCGGTCAACGAAACCGGCCGTAGGGATCGTGTCGAGAATCTGAGCGTTGATGAATGCCGCAGCATTGCTAATGCCCTTGGTGCTCGTCGCACCACCGAACAAGGCCCGCTTGAGCAGGATCTCAAGGCCCGCCGCCTCAATCGAGAGCGGACCCGTGTGCACGTCGCCGCTGACGTTCGTGATGACGAAAGTACCTAGCGGAACAGACTCAGTTGAGCCGTCGAGATACTGAATTCCCCGCTCTACGTAGAGCTGTTGACCATAGACCCCAAACAAGTCGGTTTCGGTTCGGGGGAACTGACGAGGGTCAGCAACGGTGAGGGACAGTGAGCGCCGTGTCTCACTGCCCCTATCCACCTTCACGGAACCGCCGACAAAGGGAATGCCCTCAGCGACGAGAGACCCGCCGTAAAGGGCATTCACCTTGCTTACTAGTCCGTGGCTCGTCGTCAGCGCCCGCGCCCACTTGGCGCTAACGCTTAGCAACTCTGCCCCCTTTCAAGTCAGTTACTGAATTCAGGACCTGCTAGGGGTTCGTGAGAACCGTTGACCACTCGTCGTAACCGCCCAACACGTCAGACCAAGCTAGGTTGTTGTCCGCTACCGTCTGCCACGTACCCGCAGACGAGCCCTGTAGACCACCGGCCGGACGGTCAACCTCAGTCACCTCAAGCGTCCAACGCCAACCCGGAATGTTGGCAGCGTTCGTGACGCTCTCAACCTCAACCCCACCAATGGAGAGGTACAGGTTGCCGTTAACGCCATATCCCGGCATGGCCTGAACGAGAGCCGTAAGGCCCGTATCAAGCAGCGCGTCAAAGAGAGCGTTACTCGCCTCGTCCCACACAAGGAGAGACAGGCTCGCCTTACGACCTTGACGAGCGTCCGTGATGGCAATCGGGTTACGCCGACCGACAATCGCGTACAGCGCCTGCCGTGCCTCACGGGACCACTTAATCGGGGCTTCCATCATTACCGTCGTGTTCAGCGCCGGAATGCCCGGAGACTTGAACCAAACGTAATCGGCATCCGACAACACAGGGGCTGTAACCGTCTGCGTGAGCATACGAGCCGTCAACGTGCTGCCGTTACGCCACTCAACGGCGTACCAAATGCGGGTGCTGAGGGGTGCCTCATAGTCCTCAACGAGAATGGGACCCTGCGTGTAAGGCGCCGTGTCGTATTCGGTCCCGTAGCCCCGCAGAAAGGCAGTCCTACCGTTCTCGTCCACCCGATAGATAGTCACCGTGCTCGTTGACGAGGGAGGTAGGTAATTCAGCAGCAACCGAACATAGCCCGCCTCGTCGGCAACCGACAGCTCATAGAGCGGATCGGACACGTAGAATTGGATCTTATCGGCGTAGTAGAAATCAGCAGCCGTGTTCGAGTGGTCAATTTCCATCCCGAACCGCGCGAACGCTGCCCCCACGGGAGCCGTACGAGTCTCGGCAACCAAGATTCCCGCGTACGACGCACTGTCATAGATCGTGGCGAACTGGTCGGGCTCGTCAACAGCGAGCAGAACGCCCGACGCATCAAACCAACTGATACGCGTACGAGCCGTGATCGGGATGGACTCAGCCGTATTCGGGTTGTGTCGCAGGATCGTAGTACGGGCCTGATAGGACGTACCCGGGGTCACCGGGATTAGCCGGTCAAGGCTCGCGTTGACAATCGTGTTGCTCGTCGGACGGATAGCAAGAACGTACCTGCCATCCGTAGCCGTAGACGAGTAGTAGTCACGAGACAGCGTGGCGTCATCACACGTCCAAGCCGGTTGCGTGGATTCCGTCGAATACTCGTCGTACGACAGAAGGTTACCGGCAGCATTCGGAGCGGGCTTTAGAGCCGCCTCGTCAAGGTAATACGCGTCACCAACCGCAAGGGCAACCGGCCGGAAGTACAGGCGAGCCGTTGCAGCCCCGGCGGGAGCAGTCGCCGTAACAATCCGGTAGTTCCATGTGCCCGACGTGAGCGAGCGCGAGAGATACGAGGCCGGAAGCGTCGCCCCACCCGCGTCGTACCACTGAATAAGCACGTCAGCAGTAGACGCATTCGGGCTGAACAGCCACCCCTCACCCACGTACTCAACACCCGGCGTAACCGGAACGGTCGTATTCGTACGGAGGTACTGAGTGCCCGTTACCGTCGCTGTGATGCCGACACACCGGTAACCGTCGTAGCGTGGATTGACACCCCAAGACACAGTGCCCGGACTAGTACCCGACGCACCCCAACCGTCAATGCCAGACTCAACCGACTGCACGTCATACCCGAAAAGGTTGCCCGCAATGACCGGGGCCTCACCTAGGTACACATCGTCAATGTTGACGTAGTCGTTAATCGTGATGTTGTCAGCGATAAACGCAATGCGCATCTTAGTTGCGGTCGGAGGGGCAACCGCGCTAATCGCCGGGTAGTTGCCGAGAACCCAACCCGTACTAGTCGCGCTAGGCGAGACGGAGTAATTGAACGAGCCGATATTCGGCCCACTGTCGGCGTAGAACAGAATCCGCGCCGTAAAGACCTTCCCCGCATAGGCAGCCTGAATGCGCGTCGGGATACGCGCTAGGTACGTCTTCCCTTCCTGTACGCCGGTCACGTACGGGGAATACGCCTGAACGGTTCCCGTAGCCTTGGCCGTGAACCTCAGCGAGTAGGTACCGGACAGATACTGACCCGTCACAACCGATAGCGTCGTATTGGTAGTCGCATCCGTCCAAGAATGCGTGCCACCTTCAAACGTGGTTGCTGCCGGGTCAGTGAGTAGGTTCGGGTTGACGAAAGCCACTAAGAAACCTCCCTAGGCCCCGGTGAGCCCACGAGGGACCCACCGGGGTACAGATGAACCTAGGAACGTCCCTAGGCGATTACGCGCCCCCCTGAGGGGGTTCCTCGCTGGACGGAGCCGGACCCGGCCCCGGAGAACCGTCCGACGTGGTGTCAGAGTCCTCCGGATAGACAGCGGTAGCACCGTCCGACGGATACCCGATAATCACCGTGTTGCCGTTCTCGTCGATTGTCTCCTCATAACGAGGAACCTCAACCGCCGTGTCTTCACCATCGGGCATTACAGGACCCTTCCGAGAGACGCCGGACCAACTAGGCCCGTGTGAATCCGGTCATCGGCACGCCGGTCAACGTACGCCTCAAGGGTCGTACGACCGTCCACGGACAGCGTGAGCGTGTCCCCCGGCTGTAGGCCACCGTTACCGGCAACCATCCCCCGGTTAGCAAGCGTGGAAATCTGCGACCACTGACCGGACGTGAATACCGGCTCAGGCTTACCCGAGTCATTCGCTGAAAGCGTCGCCCCCGGCTGTAGCCAACCACCGTTGTCGTATCCACCCGTACGGTTGTACGCGGAAGACAGCGACCCGTAACGGCTCATTGCATAGCGCATAGAGGCATACACGTTCGCTAGCGGGTCCCAAACGCCACGACCCCGGAGCTTGCCCGCGTACGCGTTGAACGTCGGGTCAATCACCTGCATAAGACCCTTGGACGGAACACCGTTCTTGGCGTTGATATCCCAATTGTTAATGGCCTTGGGGTTACCGCCCGATTCCTGATTCATACGGCGTAGAACCGTATTCAACAGCGAGGCAGGCTGACCAACCATCCCAAGAGCCTTGAGAACAACACCCTTCCACTGAGCGACACCCGCACCCGGCTTGTAATGGATGTTCGGCGCGGCATCATTCTTCTTGTCCGCAGTCTTGGCGTATCCAAAGATGGAATCAACCATCTTGTTCGGGATGCCCTTAACCATCTTTCCGAATCCCGAGCTAGTACCCGGAATCATGGAAATCAGAGGGTTGACAACATGCTTGACACCCGCTCGCGCGGAAGCCTCAAGCGTGTCCTTGAGCCAAGAGGCACCCTTCTTGATGCCATCCCAAGCAGCCGAACCGGCGCCCTTTAGAGCTGAACCGGCAGAACCGATCCAACCGAAAATGCCGCCGTCCTTGAACGCCGGAAGCCCGCCGCCCATAGCCTTCTGAACAGCGCCAACGCCACCCTTACGGGCAAGAGCGTTCATGCTGTTCACGTACTGCGGACCCATGGCACGCGTCCACTCAGGACGCATCACAGCTTCACCACCGGACAGAGCCGCTAGGTGCACGTCACGGCCGGGCGTGTAACCCGGCAGAATGCCACCCGTGGCAAAGCCCTTGAACTTGTTCAGCTTGGGTGCGCCGAAAGCCCCGGCAACCTTATTCCAGACGCCAACAATGCCCTTGTTGTAAACCGTATCAATGATGAAATTGATAGGCTTCTTGGCGATATCAGAAAGCTTGGACCACTGCTTTCCAATCATGTCCTTAGCCGTCTTAAAGGCGTCAGAAACCTTCTTCATACCCGCCTTGAGCAGGTCAAAGGCAGGCTTGACACCCTTGTTCCAAAGCCACTTGGCCTTATCGGCAATGAAATTGAACGGGGGCTTAATCCCGTTATCCCAAAGCCACTTGGCCCACTTGGCAACCTCCTTGAGGCCGCCAACAAAGAAGCCAAAGGCGGGCTTGATGCCGTTATTCCAAAGCCACTTAGCCTTGCTCGCGATAAAGTCAAAGACCGGCTTAATGGCCTTATCCCACAGCCACTTAGCAGCCGCGCCAATAGCGTCAATCGCGGGCTTAATTGCATTCGTCCAAAGCCACGAGAAGATAGCCCCGAGCGCCTTAACCGCAAGGATGATAGGCGCAACCACAATGACCGTGACGATAGTCAGCAGGAGCTTAAACGCGCTAAAGAGGAACCCAAAGATTGGCTTGAGAACCGTGTTCCAAAGCCACGAGAAGATGGAAGCAACCGCAGACATAGCCGTCTGGACGATGTTCCGGAACGTCTCAGAGCGCTGGTAAGCCACGTACAGGGCCGCAGCGATGCCGACGAGGGCGAGCGCGACGAGGGCAAGAGGGTTCATTGCCATAACGACGTTGAACGCTGCCTGAATAGCCGCCCATGCCTTAGTGACAGCGGCAACCGTACGCACCACGCCCGTATAGAGCGCGATAGAAACAGCAATCGCCGTGATACCCGCAGCGAACGGCAGTAGCCAACCCTGGTTATCCTTCATCCAAGACCAAGCAGCCTTGCCGAACTCACCGGCCTTAGTCAGGGCCGGAACGAGGTACTTGCCGATTACCTCAACTAGGTCTTGCTGTAGCGTCCGGGCAAACGCCTTGATCTGATAGATCGGGCCACTACGCAGCGTCTTACCTAGCTTCGCTGCCGCACCATCGGTCTTACCGGCCGCAGCAACAGCCTTGCTCGGGTCAAGGTCGAATAGGGCCGCACCCAAATCCTCAGCCTGAGTACCGAACAGACCAACCGCAGCAGCCTCACGCTTGACCGGATCGTGAATTCCTCGGAGCTTGTCAAGGACAATGTCAAGCCCCTTGGTAGCCGACGAGCCACCCTTACCGATCATCTTTTCCATGTTCTGAGCGTCCAGACCAAGCGACTTATACGCGTCGCGTGACGTGGTGCTCATATCAATGGAGCGGATAGAGAATTCCTTCATAGCGTCAGCGATGATGTCCGTATCACGGGCACCACCCTTGAGACCCTGAGAGAAGAGACCCATAGCCGTCTTGGAATCAAGACCAAGCTTCTTGAGCTGAACCGGGTATTCCTGGAACGTCTCTAGTAGGTCATCGGCATTCGGGCCTAGCTTCTGCATACCGGTCGTGATGACGTCCAGCGCCTCACCGGCATTCTTCGCTAGACCGTTCTTCATGAGCGCGCTGACTGCCTGAGTCTGCATGCCCATATCGGTACCGAACGTGGTAGCAACATCGCTCATCTTGGTAGCGATGCTCTCTAGCTGCTTGTTCGTAGCGTCCGGCTTGACGAGGCCACCGTTCACAACGGCCCGGATAGCCTCAGCGCCTTGCTCAAAGTTGTCCGCAACACCCTTAGCGTAAAGGGATCCGGCAACCTTGCCGTACCGAGCAGCATCCTTACCGGAAGCCCCAAGCTGAGCCTGTAGCTTCTTGGTAATGTTCGCCTGCTCAATGGCGTCAGCAATGCCCTTGACGAGCACTGCACCGGCCGCAATTCCAGCCGCCGCAGCACCCGCCTTGAGCTTGTCCTTGAGCCCACCACCGGCAGCCTCACCCGCTTGGTCACCAGCGTCAGCCGCCGGACCAACGATCTGTGCGCGCAGATCACGGGCGAACCCTTGAATCTCCGGAACAATGGAGACATACGCAACTGCGATTTCAGGCGCAGGCATTAGGCCCCTTTCGTACGTTCACGGAACGCGAGCAGATCAGCCGCAGTGATTTCCTTCTTGGTGGACTTCTTCAATCCCGGGCGCGGATAAGGTTCCGGCGTAGGCTGCCGGTTACGGCGCTCTTGATCCTTGTTGGCAATCGTCCACTGAACAGAGTTCGTAGAGTCCACAAGGTCAGCGAGGATGAAATCAGTACGCGACCAAAGCGGCTCACCGTTCATCGCTTGGCGAGTCGCAGAATCGGGCGGTAGCCCGCGTATAAGAACGTCCACGCGGCGGGGGCTCAGAGTCCCCCGCCACATGTCGAGTAGGTCAATACCCCGAAAGGCTAGATCAGCCTCAACAGCGTCCCCGTGTTCCCGCAGGAACGCGAGGAGGCTTAGGAGTTTCCCGCGCCAACCTGCTTACCGGCCACCTCGAAGAAAGCGCCAAGATCCTTGACCTTCTTGTTGGTAGCGCGGAAAGTGGCGTACTGCTCGTCACCAAGCAGCGCCTTAAGCGCAAGGGTTAGCTTGTTCTCGTCAATGGCCTCAAGTACGTCAAGGTCCCATTCCTCAGCGGGGGAAACCTCGTACGTGTCGCCGTTGAACTCGACGGAGAAAGGCTTACCAGTAACGTCGTTCTTCGTGGGCACGGGAACGCTCCTATTCGGGGGTAGTCAGGTACTGAATTCAGTAAGTGGTGTTACGGAGTCTCAGGGACAGCCGTCTGAGGGTCGTTGTCGTAGTCGACGTAAAGCACGTCGTCAGCCGACGGGTAGAGCGTGATGGTTAGCTCGAAAGCCTGTAGGTCCGACTCAGAGAGAGTGACCTCACCGACCTCCGTAATCTCACCGGTCGGAATGTGCCGACGCTTGGTAACGTCGCCGTCCGTCAGCTCAAGCGTGAACGCACGCTTCTCGCTCTTGGGAATCTTGATAGTGCGAGTGTTCACACCGGCAGTCGTCGTGACCGTGCTACCAGGGTTGACGAGGCCGAACACAACTAGGTTGTCTTCAAGGCACGTAACCGAAATGCTGCGCTTGTGCTTGGAACGCTGAGTACGAATCAGCTTCCCGCCCCATGCGTAAAAGTCGCTCGTGTCCTCGTCGCGAGCCTCGCTAGCGCCGTCCTCAGAGAGAAGACCGACAGCCTTCCAATCCGCAACGGTCGACATAGCAAGATCAAGCGTCGCGGGTAGGTTCGTGCCTACAGGAGCCGTCCAAAGGTCAGCACCCTCCCATAGGCGGGGGTTGTTGATGTCACCGGCCACGGCTACACCTTCCAATCGTTAAGGGGAACCGGGCAGAGCGCGTGTCGAGAACTCAACAGCGAACACATAACGGGCTTGCCCGGAGGTCTGATCAGGAAGCCACTGAGGGCCTGTAACCTCAGAGACGTTGTAAACGGTCGTATCGCCACGCTTACCGGCCATAGCGAGCGCGTAAGCGCGAGCCCGACTCATCAGGGCTTCCGCGCCTTCCTCGCTGTCCGACCAACACTCAATGTCGATACGGGGCCGGTCGGTCACAATGGAATTCCGCAGACCGCCCAAGCGCTCAATCCGAATGAACTCAGCTGGACGAGACTCAGGCACGCGGGAATAGACAGGGACGCCACCAAGGGCGCCCCGTAGGTACTGAATAGCCACTAGAACGGCATCCGGGAAGAACACCACCGGCTTACCCATCGGCGCTCCCAAGGTTCCTCAGAAGCTGCCTACGCGTGTTCTCGGCGTGAGCCCCGTCCTCGTACCCGGCAATGACAGCCGCACGGAATCGGGACCCGCCAAACTGAGAATCAACGCGAGCCTCACCACCCTCCCCCTCAATCCCGCTCTTCATACGGTTGGCCTCGTTCAGCACAACGTGAGCAGTCTTGATGTTGTTGGGCAGCGACCGAATGAAATCAAAGTTGTACGTGATTCGAACGTTGCTCATCCGGACACCTTCTTAAGCCGTACCTCAACGTGATGGATCCGGCCCCCCGTGCGGTAACGGCCAATCTCGCCGTCAACCTCAAGGGTCATGCCGTAGACCTCAATACGGTCAGTCGGCAAAATGTCAGCGTCCATCCCCCGACGAGTGATCAGCCGATACCCGGTGACCACAGAGCCCCGGTCCCCCGTCGCCTCACTGGACGCGTCCGGCTGAAAGGACACGCCACTCAGCGGAGACCGGACCGCATTAGCCCAATCCCGCTGAGTAGTCGTGTTGCCGTACTTGTCCGTGACGAACGGGGCCCGTAGCACCGTGGCAGCGTCAGCGGTAAGCAGGCTCATTAGCCCCACCTGACAGACGACGCACGACGCCGGTAACGCGCAAGTAGATCCTTGTCCGCCTGAGCGAGGCTCGCGCCAATCGTCTCAGCGGCATACGTAACCGACAGACTGCCCACGGCCTCTTGCCGAATGTCTGAGGGGTTGTTCAGAACGCGTGAGGCAGCGCTTAGAACGACTGCCTTAACGTCCCCGGGGGTTTCCGCGTACCCGTGCGTGAACGTCACGGAGACAGCCTCACAGACCGTCTCAAGGGTCAGCGTGTTCCGCTTGAGCTTGAACGCGACGGGGTTACCGTCCTCGTCCACCACAGACGCCACGCTGATAACGGGACGCTGCGGCAAGTCCACAAAGCAACGGACCGGACCGGCCCAAGCCCTGTAGGTCTCCGGGTACATGACCACGGTCGTTGTGCGACGCGTGAAGTGCTGCCGTGCCTCTCCTCGCACAATTGCTGAGGCCGTGTCCAGCACGAGCGAGGCGGACGCCGGAAGCGAGCCCACATCGGTTTGCATCCATGCAGCTAGCTCCTCAGGGGTGGCTAGCGCGGGAAGTTCCGGCATCCTGCCCCCTAGGAGTTGTTCTCAACCTTGTGACTGCCGCACTCAATGCAGCGAGTGACCTTGACCGGCTCCCCGTCCGGGCGAGAAGCATTGAAGCTCTCAACCCGAGACGAGGAACCACAAGCGTCAGCCTTGCCGCATTCAAGAGCGGGAGCCGCAACAGCCTTCTTACGGGCGGGCGGCATTTCCACTCTCCTTACGCAGCTAGGACACCGGTCAGGCGCGCAGCACCCTTACCGCCGAACACGGCAAGACCGGTAAAGAACTCAATGAACGTGCGGTAGACAGGGGCCGACTGAAGTAGGCCAAAGTCCTCAACGTGAACGCCACCGTTGGTCAGTGCCGTAACCGCGCGGTCACCCTCGTCCGCACCAAACTTGACCGCGTAAATGGACGACGCGTTGGTTGCCGTACCCTGCGTCTCGGTCTTGGTGAGAATGTCAGCACCGGCAACCGTCTGACCCGGGTCAAGAACCGGAATGCCGTTCCAAGTGACAACACGCTTACCGGTCAGATCCTCGCGGACCATTTCGACGCCACCAAGACGCCGACCCGCAGAAAGAATCTTCGCGATAACCGACGCGTTGGCGTAGAGAGCACCGTTCGCACCGTTCAGGCCGGGAACCTGAGCAACGAGCGCGTCAAGCTGATCAAAGAAGGCGTACGCGTCAGAACCGCCGTTGCCCACAATCGGAGCACCGTTGGTACCCGTGCTCAGAACCTGAGAGCCGGTGAGACGCTTCTTGAGGCCGTCAAAGGACTTGGCGTCAACGGAAGTGTCACCGTTGAAAAACGTGTCCTGGAACTTGTACGAGGCAGCCTTAACCTTCATACGCGTCTGAACGGCGCGCTGATCATTCAGGTTGCCGCGAGTCTGCACGATGAACCGGTCAACGTCAGCGTAGCCACCAAGAATCACGAGGCTTTCCGACTTCTGATTAACGGTACCGGTCGACTCAGTGTAGGACTCGTTCACCGAACGGAACGCGACACCCGGTAGCGTCGCTTCCTCGTTGTAGGCGTACGCGTTACCCTCAATGGTCAGGAACGGAATGCGGTCAAGAACCGGCGACTCCTGAACGAACGTCTCAATGACGCCACGCTGTAGATCATTCTCCGAGAGCTTTGCAGCCTCAGGCAGAGTTAGAGCCATGGATAATCCAATCAATAAGAGAGCGGCAACTACTGAATTCAGTAGGTGCGGTTACTTGCTGCCATAGCTACGCCGTAGCCGGTCGAGCGGGGAGGCAGGCTCAGGCTCAACAGCCTTACGCTGCGCCCCGCCAATGTCGCCCCAACCCTTCTCGGCATCCTTAGCCGCAAGGTACGGGCGCTCAGTCAGAAGCTTGTCTAGGGCAGCCTTGATGTCATCCGGCTTGTCAGCCGAAAGGGAGTCAAGGTCAAGGAAGCGTGAAGCGTCCGACGGGTCCGCCAAACGGCCCGCAGAAGCAAGCGCAATCTTGTCCTTAAGTCGCTCCGAGTTGAACTCAGCGCGAATCTCATCACGAATGGCCTCAAGGTCAGTGCCCTTGGTGGCAGCATTCGCACGCCTTAGCCGGTTGGCCTCAGCCTTGGCCTCAGTGGCTTCCTTCTCGGCAGCCTTACGGGCCGCTCGCTCCTCACTGAGAGCCTTCTTACCGGCGTCACCAAGGGAGTTGTCTCCCTCGTCACCGTCGCCGCTCTCACTGCCCTCAGGGCCGTTCTTCGGAGCGGTACCGGTGCCCTCAGCCGGGTCACCATCCTTGGGCGCGTCGCCCTCAGGACCGTTGGGGTTCGGGTTTTCAGGCACTAGGAATCGCTCCTAAACTATGTAGCCATGCTTCTTGAGAAGCTTGATTTGCAGCTCACGATCGCCGCGAGCGTTCTTCAAAATCGTTTCCGGCATAAGGCGAGCCTCATTCACACGAGGCAGCTTCTGACCCGGAACCTTCTGAATGGACGCACCATTACGAGCAAGCGCCTTAGCGCCAATGCCTCGCTTGGTAGTGCCCTCAGTCGTGACCTTCTTGCCATTCGTTGCAGTGGCCATACCGCGTCGCGCGTTAACCACCTGACCGATATCGGCCCCGTTCCGAATAGCGTCAGCGCCACCCGCACCAAATGCCTTGTGCTGTTGCTCCGGAGTCATCTGCTTAAACAGATCCTCCGGGCTAGCAGACTCGCGCCACTCCGCGTCACTCATGGGCTCCATACCGCAATCACAACCGGGGTGACGCTTGAAACCCTCGCTGTAGCTGTACTGCCTACCCGCGAGGATGATGCAACGCGAGCAAGCAGGCAGCCGAACCGTTCGCACATACGAGACAACGCGAGGCTCAGCAGCCATAGCGACGGACGTAGCAGCGCGGGAAGTATCGGCAAGCGTGGTAGACACGATCTTTGCCATCTGATTGAGCCCGAGGATTGCCGCATCCTCAGCGGCCATACCGGCAGCCATCCCCTGAGCCGTCGTAACAGCCGGTAGATACAGGAGAGTTGCAAGGTTCCGGCCGTCCGATGCAAGACCGGCGAGCGAGCCAGGAACGAGCCGCCCAAGGGGGCCGAACGACGCACCCTGAGCCATCATCGCGCCGTTCACGAACGCTTGCGCGCCCTGAGCTACCGAGAGTTGCCCGGCAAGAACAGCATTGAGGATCTGTCGGCCCGTCTCCCCTTGCATCGCGCTTAGGATTCGGTCGGGGGTGGCATCGCGCCAAAGTCCCTGTACGGCCGTTAGAACGCCTCGCGTAACCGATGTGGTCTCGTCGTACCTAGCTTGGGCGAGAGCCCCGGAGGTAGCCAACTAGACCCCCTCCGGAACCTCGTCCGTCTGTACGTCGGCAGCCGGATCCGGCTTAGGACCGAACAGCCCCGCAATATCCCCACCGACGATTGCCGACGCTTGGTCATTGCGCATGGTCTTCCAACGCTCAATCTCATCCGGCGTCACACCCGGGATTCGCTCCCACAGTGCCTCGTCCGGAACGTTGATTGCCTTGAGCTTGGTGAGCGCGTCAGCGTACTGAGCGTCAGAACGGAACTGTGGATCACGCCACACAACCGAACCAAGCGCGAGCGCGTCAGCACGGGAGGTATCCCCCTTGGCCAACGCGTCCAGCCGCATAAGCTCACGCAGCGACGCACCAAAGAACCGTTGCCGCTCAGTCACCTTGGCCACAAGACCAGACTCAGCAGCCGCTAGCGCGTCCGCACTGATGTTGACCACCTGACCAAGCAGGTAATGCGGGGGTGTGCGCGTCTGGGCCGCAATGTGCTGCACGGCCGTACCGATAACGTTCGTGTAGTTGCTGAGGTCAGCAGCCGAGAACTCAGCGATACCCGCAGACTCAGACTCAAGCCAAAGCAGCCGGTTGGACCGGTACGGCTCTAGCGGTAGGTCTTCCTCCCCAACAACCTCACCCTCATCATCCGTGATCTCACGCGTAGGCCGGTCCATGCCGGTAACCACACGCGCGGGAACCGCGAGAGCGTCAGAGTTGGTCAGCAGGTGAGCCCAGAGAGTGTTAACGGTGTCCTGTAGCGGAGCAACGTTCGCAATCTCCGAAACTGGCTTGCCCTGTAGGCGAGCACGGTTCTCAAAGGCGATAAGCGGGACCACCTTGAGCGGGTTAGGCAAGGTCGCATCTAGCGTCCAAGCAGAACCGCCCATGATGGCAACGGTGCTGTCAACGTGCGCATACCTAGCGACGTGACTAAGCGGACGAGAGAACCGGTACGCGCGGTCAGCAGTAAAGAGCGTGACATTCTCGCGCTCGTCATCCGTCCACGTGATCAGGCCGTAACGACGTACCCGACGCTTGCCCGGCACGTACTCAACAATGGCGCTCGTGGCGTCATAGAACGTGATCTCAGTATCCGGCCCATCCGGACGCCATACGAGCGCATACGAGCGACCCGAAATCAGCGACTCAAGAAGAGCAAGCCCAATCTCAACATCACACTCATTGCGGCGCCAAGAATCCCAAGCGACCGAGTCAAGCGAACCATCATCAAGGCGGAACGCCATAGGCATTAGCCGCTCAAGCGTCGAATCAACGATCACTTGACACCAGTTATCCGAGAACCCGTCAAACAGGTCACCGGCAATGGTCGAGAACTCAGGGGACGCAAACTTTAGGTTGTGGTCTCCGTTGTAGTAAGCGCCGTACTTCTTGGCGTTACTGGCACGGCGCTTGAGCTTGGCGTATAGCCGGGTCACGACCTCAAGGGGGGTCTCAGCCATGCGTCAACCCCCTTCCCTAGGTGGTCAGTTGCTGAATTCAGTAGTTGCTACGCACTGGCAGCGCGAGCCTTCTTGATCGGGCGACGGACATAACCGTCAAGGGCCATCACAGCAGCCGCGATACCGTCGATACGGGCCGACGACTGGTGACGGTCCGGCTTCCGGGGACGGATGTTGTCGTTACCGTCCGCGTAGATTTCCACGCAAGCAGCGTTCCAACGCAAGATGGGATTACCACCATGCTTGACACGCCCCTCACGTAGCAGCCGCTCAAGCTCCTTGGAACCGGGAGACATACCCAAGTAGGTCTGCGCAATCGGAACGACATCAACACCCTTGGTCTTCTGGTCAACGCGCTGCACAAGCTGACCCGCAAACATGCGGTCATAGCTCACGCGCTGCACATTCAACCGGCGACAGTCGGCAATGATCTGCTTCTCAATCGCGCCGTAGTCGATAGCGTCGCCCTCAGTGAGAGTCAGGAAGCCATCACGGGCCCACTGACGCAACGGCATCTGTAGCTGAGCCTCAAGCTCGTCAACCCGCTCCTCAGGCAGCCAGAAACGCGAGACAAGCTCTAGCTCAACACCCGGTTGCCGAGACTCAACAGCGAGCACCCAAGCGGAAAGGTCAGACACGGCCGAAAGGTCAACGCCACCCCAAGCACGGCGATAGCGGAAACGCTTCTCATCAACCGTTCCGGCGTTCTCATCCCACAAAGGCATAGGCAGCCAACGCGTAGACGAGCGCATACGACGATTGAGAGACAGTCGACAGAACGTCGGGAAATACGAGGGGGTTGACTTAGCCTTTTCAGCCTCACGACGGAGGTAAGACAGCGAGGGGGAAACACCAAGACCCGGGTTAGCCCGTCGCCAAGTCTCCTCAGAGAAAGGGTCGGCATCCTCGGCAGCCGCCCAAATCACGCCGTAGTGACCGGGGTCCTTAACCACACCCTCAGCGACACGACGAGTGTAAGTGTGCTTCTCGTCGTAAATCGAGCCTTCCTCACCCTCGTCAGCCGTCGTGATGAACACGATTAGCGGCTGATCACGGGCACCCGTACCGGTCTCGATAGCGTCAACGAGGTCACGCGACTTGTGAACGTGAACCTCATCAATGATCGCGCCGGACACGT